GAATGTGTTTGGAGTGTAGTCAAGTTGTTTGCCGTTAACCTCCACATATGATTTTGTATTATCAGAACGCTCTTTGAAAAACCATAAACACATTATTTCTTTTTGAAAATTTAGGTCTGAGAAATTGTTTTTGAATTCGTATCCCGTCTTGTATTTGGCATCGAAGTCCTGCCACATCTGGTGAGACAGGTCGTTTTGATTCTCATACAACTTATCATACTCTTTGGTATCGAAAATATTACAACAATAAATGTGCGGGACAGGATCTTGATGATAGTGTTCTGTGGTGATTTTTTTCCAGTCCATTAGGCACTGAACAAATTGATTGCTTCCTTCTTCCAGTCATCTGAGTATTCACAGTCCCTATAGCCATCAAACCATGGACCACCTTCTGTGTAGTGCAATATTTTTGGTGATCCGTCCTGTGGCTCTCTGTACCAACCTACCAACCAGTTGTAGTTGTGAGGGAGTGATCCTATATCGGAATCATCTAACCATGAGAACCTGTGTAAGAATTTTGGTGTCTGTTTGTTCAAGAAATCTAGTGTAAGGATTTTGTTCTTAGGATGTTCGCAATTCCATAGGACCATGCTACTCCAATTTTTCCTTGGATAATTTGTCTGCACTTGTCCGTCCATCTTGACTGTTTCTTTTGGTGTGTAATCATGCTGAACACAAACGACTGCTTTGCTGGGATCCATGTACTTTATCAGCATATGAGCAGGCACTTTCCATAGGAAGTCACAGTCACAGAACACTGCCCATCCTTTATAGTTGTTGAGGTAAGGTACGAAAAATCTTGTGAATGTAAACTCTGTGGATGCTAGTTTGTCCTTCTCACGTGTGTATATGCCCTGTGCCCGCATGTCGTTCTGTTTAAGAGGGATCACTTCTGCAGATGGATCTCTACGTTTTATAGAGTGCTCGCACACCTGGTACGCGATGTCTTCCCTACTGTCCCAACCTACGTAAACTTTCATTTTCTTCCTGATAGTAATTTGTGTATGTCTTGCCAATTACTTACACGTATCACATCAGGATGATCAAAGTCTTGATTGTATGGGTGGTCTATTAATATAGGCTTTAAACCGTATTTGAGCCCGGCTATAGCGTTTTTTGGCTTGTCCTCGACCCAATATAGTCCGGTGTTATGAAATTCGGATAATGCTGAATCTTTGTCGGCCCCTGTGCCTAGGATATGGTAATTTGTAAACACATGATCACCAAACAGTTCTCCCAATCTTCTCTTACGCAGTTGTTGTGCCGGTATGTCTGATGTCTGTGAAGTTATAGGTATGAACGTCCATCCTTCCGCGGCTAACAGTTTTACCCACGTCTGTGATTCCAGCATTGGACGTTGTGTGCCCATCCATGCACTACGATTGAACTCTCTGATTTCTTTTCTTATCTCGTCTTTTGTCACACCAAAACGTTCTGCCATCTCGTATGTGTTTTCTTTGTCTGGTAGTAATCTGTGAGGATGATATCTCGCACCTCGCTCATCAAACAGTGTCCTTTGCAACATCCATTTGGTGAAATGGTGTTCCCATTCCAGTAACACTCCGTCAACGTCTGTGAGTATGATCCTATTTGATGTCTGCATCTTCCATACCCGCGACCCTCAGTTTCACAATGTTTGTGATTTGCCATTGCTTCTGGTCCAGACCTTTGGTGATGCCTAGCCATTGATTCCTTATCAGTGCGAAGTCATTTATGATCTTGTCCATGTCCACCACATCATCCTCGCCTTCCACGTAGGTCATGGCATCTCTGCTAGACAGTGCCCTGTTGTAATTCTCTAGGTATTTCCTGAAAGTTTTTGATTTGAGTCTTCTCAATTCGATGTTTAGATATTCTAGTATGGCTTCTAGTTGTTGCAGTTGTCCAAATCTTTCTTCCACTATGCCTGGCAATGCCGCACTGGCCTTTTCAAGATTTCCGTATATCTTGCACTGCTTCTTGGCTTCTATAAGTTCCTTGTCGAAGTATGCTATGCAGTCTGGTATCTTAGCAAGGTTCCTGCTGACTTCGTTGTACCAATTAATCATCTTCGCCGTATCCGTCTGACTCTTCGTCTTCCTCGAACACAGTGTTGATTGCTTCTTCTAGTTTAGGATCGTATTCGGCAGACGCTTTAATTTCGTCGTGTTCAACACCTATGTCCTCTAGGCTCTTAATGAAATCAATGGCCATGTCTAGTTTCTGTCTCTCTGGAACATAATGCACTACCGAATCCCATAATCTTTCGATGTCTTCATGTGTAAAGTCTATCATTATTCTATTTCTTCCGGTGCAGATTCCACTTCATCTTTCTCAGTTGGTGCTTCTTCTTTGAATTCTGCCATTATCATATCTAATTTATCGCCTACCCATGCTTTTCTGAAGTCTATGTGTTCCTTGCCTGCTTTGTCGATATATTTTAGTCTCTTATACCTCTTACGTCTGTTACCTTGTTACCTTTTTCGTCTTCTTTTAGTTTTAGTTTCTTCATTGCAACAACTATACTCGAAGCATAGATGAATCCTTGTCCTCCCGATATCTTGTCATCTGGATCAAACATATCTTGTGATGCGTATGTGTGATTGGTTGCTATAAGACCTACGTTCCAACTACCAAACATGTTAACACAGTTCCTAACAAGTGCTGTCAAGGCCTTGGGTTTTCTACCTAAGTCGCCTTTCATGTCTCCCGCTTCAAACTGATTCACATCCGTTGGTGTAAGCATCATACCCAAACTGTCTATGACGAATAGCACTTTTGGCGCACCTTCTTTGTTGTCCGCATGTTGTTCTCTGTAACCTTTCATGAATTCTGAAATGGTCTTTGCTACATCGTCCACCATGGACATACTCAATTTCAAAAGTTTATCTTCTGACGTGTCAACATCTAACGCTTGTAGCCATTGTTCATCTAAGGCATTCTCAGTGTCAATCAGTATCACAAATATACCTTGCTCTTGTGCGTTCTTGATAATGTTGCCTGAGGCTATGTATGATTTACCCGCTCCAGACTCACCGGCAAGCACTGTCACCTTGCCTAGGGGAATTCCTTTATTGAAATCACTTGTCATCAAATAGTTGAGTGCGTAATTTCCTGTTGATATCCAGTCAGTTGGATCGCTGAATCCAATACCCAGTCCTTGTATGGACTTCGTAATGCTCTTTCTAAATTTTGTTGCGTCAAATACTTTTGTCATAATTTTGTCCTTTGTGTCATCTATTTTAGCATACCTAGGCCCTAACGTCAATATATTAGGGCCTTGGTAAAATGTCAGATTATTTTGCTTGTCTTGATCTAATTAACTTCAAGATGTCTTCTGCCCTCTTGGCACTGTCACCTGTTGGGGCAACTGATGCCGCTTCTGGTTGTGGTGCTGGTGCACTTTCAGTAACCGGAGCCGCTGTAGGAGCCGCTTCTGCCACTGGAGCCGCTGGAGCCGATGCTGTTGGCACTGCTACCTGTGGTTTGGCCTGATAAGCCACGCCCGCTGGTCTGAAGTACTGTCCATACTGCTCAAGATCATAAGCCTCACCTTCCACAGATTTCTCAAATAATTCTTTGATTATTTTCACTTCTGCTTCAGTGGGTTCTTTTGGTCTGAAGTCTCCCAGGTTGTGTAACCCATGAGTGTCGATCGCGGCTCTCTCTGCCTCGTCCAACGGTCTTTCTCTTCTTGACCATTTTGATGTTGAGTAGTCTGCATAACCACCTTTAGTTGTCTTAGTGATCCTGAAGTCCACGCCCTTCAAGTAATCAGTTGGCATTTCTTCCATTTCTGGATCCATAAGTGCCCCTCTGATAATGTTGAAGATCTGAGGACCGATTATAAATCTTCTTATCGGATTCTCAGGTGTTGTGTCTTCTGCTAATGGATTCGTTGTGACAAAACCTTGGAAAATGTAACTTTTCTTTTTCCAGTATTTTCTGCCCATGTCTTCCATGCTCTTGTCTTTGAACCACGGTCTGACCTCTGTCAGTACTGGACAAGTCTTCCCATACATTTCCATGCACGGTACTTGCACTGTCACTGGTCTCGAGTCAGTCTGACCCTTGATACCTGCGAATGGTAACTTGATCATGTTCCTCTCAGTCCAGAAGAATGTGTTGGTCTCATCCTTGTCTGGTAAGAACCTAACTACTGCTTCAGAACCTTCTGCGATATTCCAGTGTGGGTAGATGGCGTTGTCTCCGCCTGTGTTGGAAGTGGAGCGATTCACTTCTTGAGATTTTAACTTCGCTCTTATTTCAGCCAATGATGCCATAATGTAAGCCTCCTTTATTGTGC